CCTGGTCACGGTTAAGGCTGTCATTTTATAATCTTTAGCCATTGATCATTCTTCCTTCACGTTTTAACGTTCTGATGAATCCCTGTGTCCAAAGCTCAGGATCTTCAGCACCATTAACAGTTATATTGTTTGTAATGCTTCCACCGCCATAGGCTCCCGCATAGGCAAGCTGTCCAGATCCTACACCGCCATATATAGCCGTGTTCAATCCAGCCATGGCATCTGTCACAGTCTTCTGCTGTCCTTCAATCCCGATTGCCAAACCTTCACCGATCATGGTTCCCGCATATGTCATGAGTTTTGAAGGGCTTGCAATTCCAAAAAATGATTTCACGCTTGCCCAGCATTCAGTGCACAGATCCTTAATGGCCTTAAGAAGTGTATCTTTTGCATTCAGTAAGCCTTTTTTAATGCCTAAAAGCATATTCTTACCTATGCTTGCCCAGTCCATGGATGTAAGCTTGCCAAATATACTTTTGTATATTCTGGGCACGATCATCAGAAGTTCCGGAAGCGCTTCCGTAAGACCTTTGGCCAATGCGCCGATCATAACCAATCCGGTTTCCAATATTTCACCCAAATTTTCCGTCACCGCATCAACTAAGCTGGTCACCAATAAAACATAAGCACCTATCAACTGATCAATCGCTTCAGGGCTTGTCAGACCTTCCACCAGCGCTAACACGATTTCAACCGCCGTTTTTATGATCATAGGTAAATTTTCAATAATAAAAACTTCAAGCTGACTTATGAGAGCTATGGCACCGGTCACCAGATTTACTGCATTAGCTGCTATATTTTCTGCCAGCGTTTTTACAAGCAATAATGCCGCATTTAGCAGCCTTGGTGCAGAATCCACCAGCATTTTTCCGATATCCAAAACCAAGCTGACAATTACAGGCAGCATCTTAGGTATAGCCTGGGTTATCCCATTGGCCAATTGTAAGATCAGCTCAATTCCAGCTTTCAAGGCCTGTGGTATAACAGATCCCAGTGCTTCCATGGCACTGCTGCCAATCTGCAGGAATGTTTCCCCAAGCTGCGGAAGGGCTGATATTATGGCATCTGAAATGGATACCGCCAATTCAGGCATCACAGAAGCAACACCGCTAACCACTGAAGTAATAGCTTCAAGGGCCTGCGGCATCCCTGTGGATATATTTCTTATAAGACTTTCAACGCCTGATGATATCTGTTTGTCTGCTCCATCAGTGCCTGTGATAAGCCCGGTAAAGCCATTCATGACTGTTGTGATTGACGGTAAAAGATTACTTACCAAAGAATTCTTAAGGCCATCTGAAGCCACAGTAAGATTTTGCAGTGTATCCTGGAATGTTGCCGCATTCTTTACGGCTGTATCATCCAATACACCGCCCAGATCATGGATTTCCTGCTTCATGTTTGCTGTTTCTTCTGCAGACATATTAAGCAATGCGCCCAGCTCTGTGGCACCACGGCCTAAAAGCTGTCCTGCCAGATATGTGCGCTGTGTAGTATCATCTACTTCCTGAAGGCCTGCTATAACCGAAGAAAACAGATCTTCCTGGGACATGTTAGCCAGATCTTTTGTGCTTATGCCCAATTCTTTGAAGGCCGCATTATTGCCTTCTGCAGCATTTGCCAAAGTCTTCATGGAAGCTTTTAAGCTTTCCATGCTGGTACCGCTATGTTGCATTACAAAATCCCATTCCTGATAAGCCTGGGCACTTATACCCATCTTCTGGGACATTTTATCTATGTTATCACCGTATTCAGCCACAGATTTTGCTGAATCCCAGATAGCCTTACCGGCTCCCACAGCGGCACCAGTAACAGCCGCAACAGCGCCGGTAATAACTGCGGCACTGCCTTTGATCATAGATCCCATTGAAGAAGCAAAATCACTACCAGCCTTGCTACCTACAGATCCTGCATCTATTTCTTTGGCTATTGAATCAGATATTCCTAAAGCAGAAGGCACTATCTGAACATATGCCTTGCCTATTGTCGTTTTAGCCATGTTTTATTCGCCTCTCATACTCTTTCTGGAAGTCTTCAACAGTATCAAAACCTTGTGCCGCATCATCCCTGTTCACAAGTGATTCAAGGATCATAGGCGGCTTGTTCATACCCTTTCTTGCATCTTCTGTCTGTGCCCAAGCTAAAAAGCTTGTATTGTCTGCAATCTTGGCAAGTAACAAGGTAGTCATACCCACCTTGGATTCATCCAGCTTTGTTCTTGTGCGGCTATCTTCCCTTAGGCCTGCCGCCAAAATTGCTATGTACCGAATAGGAAAAGCTTTCAGATCATAAATATGGTAATATTCTGCAAAATCACAGATCAGTTCATTCCTACAACGGCCAAGCATTATGCCTAAGGTTATTAATTTTTTATATCTTCATCCTGATCTTTAATAAAATTAAAGATTTCAGTGAGTTCTTCTTTAACCATATCCATGGGCACATAATCTTCACCGGTTATCTTTTTAATGTGTGCATATAATGCATCTGTGCCTTTTTTTCCAAGTAAAAACACTCTTATCTGCTTGTATGCCACAAGCATTTCAAATTTATCACCAGATTCTGTAGAAGCTATAGCATCAACCAATCTGGCATCATCCATTTTGGCTGTAATGTTCCATTCAAAGCCGCTTTTTGTAATAACTTTTATGCCTTTTTCTTCGGCCTTTTCTTCTACTTTTTCTTCCACTTTTTCTTCAACACTTTTGGTATCTTCCATATCTTTTCCTTTCAATTAAAAAAACACCCCCGGAATCAACCGGGGGTATTTACTCAGATTAAGCTGCAGGCTCAATATACTCATGATGCGTCTTGCCGTTTGCATCAGGTGCACACTTAAATGTAACACCATAGCCCACTGCATCTTTTGCACCATGCGTGATATCTTCAACATTCGTGATCTTGGCATTAGGAAGCACAACCCTTCTAATGCCGCCATTCCTAAGCAGCATATCAAACACATAACATCTGTAGTCCCTGCCGACTGCAGAAGCCGCTATCGTGATATGGCCACTTGCATCAACTGTCACAGCGTTCTGGCCGAACACTTCCTTCAGCACATTAACATTAGTTGCTTCAATAAACTTCATCTTCCACTGATCTGCAAAGTTATCTTCAATGGAAAGCACGGTACTACCGCCCCATTCCTTAACATCTGTTGTATCATTTGACATTGTCTGCGTAACACCGTCTTCTGACACATAACCCAGATCCTTGAAGTCTGAACTAAGTGCTGTAGACGCATCTGTAGGGATTACAAGACTGTCACCTAAGGTTGCTGAAAACACAGCACCGCCAACTTTAGGGCGGCCCGCTGTTACTTTCTGTGAATCAGGCATTTTTTTACCCTTCCTTTCTTAAGATTCATAATAACTAACATCAAACAAGCACTGATATCTGTACTGCTTAATATCAGTCTTGTTATACGGATATGATCCATTCCTGCTGATATCCCTTATATAATCTTCTGAAATAAGGGATTCCAGGGCGGCTTCCATGTCCTTATTCATATCACAGGCCCTATACATAGTATTGCCATAAGACTGCGCTATAATCGACATTTCAGCCAATCCATGCCGGCATTCACCCTTAACAAACTGAATTACATAAAATTCTTCAGGCGCATCATCCGGCACTTCCATGTAAACATTTAATGATAATAAAGCATTCAATCTATTCAGAATTTCTACATCAACCATTTCCCATTCCCTTCACAGTTTTCCAAAGCGTGTTATTTTCAAGATTATCCCTGATACACTTTTTATCTGTGGTAAAAACTGAAGCTATCGTTCTTGGATGCCCGGATGAAAAAGACTTGGTATCTGTTTCATACCCAGCCCCCAAGCTTCCGGCTATTTCCTGCGCCACTGAAAGCACAGCTTCACCCATTTCAGGGCTTGTCATGAAGGCAGCCATGCCTTCTTCATCAAGTTCCACTTTTACCATGTCGAAACACCTTTATATTCCTTCTGCCCCTAAAAGCTTTGGGCATATTGGCTTCAATGCACCTTTCAATGTTTCCAACTGTATGGAAGGTTTCACCGAAAAAAGCCACATCCTTATCTTCCCAGTCATGATTATCATCTTTTGGAATACCAAGGGTATATTCAAGCTTCTTTCCGTAAAGATCCAGCGCTTCAGTTGATTCTGTAGCGCTTACTTCTCCCACTATCACATCTTCCACATTTTCAGGAACCATCTGATATATAGGTGCACCGAAGGGATCAGTTCCGGTCTGTGTTTTTACGAATATCTGAACAGTTATGCCTTTAATCATTCATGCCACCCATTAATGGATCAACCAACATTATCTTCTGTTTAAGCCACCCCAATTGTTTAAGATCATTCTGCTTCAGGTATATGCCCCCACCGGCATTGTTAAAGGTAATACTTTGTGAATATCCCAGAGCACTTTCTGTAGCCTGTGAAGCATTCACATCATATCCATTTTCTGCCGTGTCAAGTTCACGTTTGCAAATGTCACAAACAACCTTGCTAACAATAAGGGCATAATCTGAATCATCAGTTACCTTTTCATCCAGATTAATGTTCTTACTTTCTGCAGTATTCTTTAAAACATTGGATACCACAGCCAGCAGGCCATTATTATTGTCGCCGTTCAACTTGCTAAGCTGTTCAGCAGATGCTGATCCATAAAAGCGTATATAATCATCTGAAGTGGCATAGATCATTTCTTCTTCCTTCCCCTTTTGGGCTTTTCCTGTTCTTCTTCCACAACATCTTCAGGCAGATCCAGCACAGGATCTTCTGATGCAGTTTCGGGTGACTGGTCTACAGCCACCCAATTTTCACCCTTGAATTTTGCGGAAGCCACGATCAGGCCGCCTGTCTTAATGTTACGGAATAACATCATGCTGACTTGATCATTGCAAAGGCATTTGCATCAATAATGCCCCAACCAATGTAAGCTTCGCAGCGAAGGTATACCTGGTTATGTCCCTTAAGATCACCAGCATTCGGATCATTGTCAGGATTACCGTATTCAATAACTTCAAGCTCAATGTCTTTGCTGAAGCCCCATCTGAAACGATTAGCAAAATCACCAACAATTGCATAGTCAACTGCTGTTGCTCCTGAAAGTGCTGCTGATACAGTGCCGTTAGTATCCTGTCCCATACCATAGAAGGTATCAGGGTTACCGCCAAAACGGAATTCAGGATATTCATGAACACCTGCACCGTTCTTGATCTGTCCAAGGATATCAGCATAAGCAGGTGCCAGTGCAATGCCGCTTACAGTGTTACCTGCAGTTCTTACTGCAGAAATAACAGTCTGAAGTGCACCATCAGGATCTGTAGAATCATAAGTTTCAGTCTGGCTTACAAGATAATCAAAGTGATTATTGCCAACTACTGCAGATGCAGCGCCTGTTCTGGGATTAATGCCGTGCATAGCAGCGATATCCAGCGCTTTTGCAAACTTCTTTGCAGCGCCATCCTTGAAGCCTTCAAGGATCTCAAGGCCTACTTCCTCTGCTCCATATAAAAATTCGTCAGGCACTCTTGCGCCATATTCAAACTTAACAGGTACAACACTTACAGGCTCAACTGTAGCACCGCCTGTTGTCTTTGCACCGTTTTCAGCAACTATCGAGGCTTCATTATCAAAATTGAATGTGAATACCTGGTTGCCATTGAATCCAATAGGCTTAGCACCGCAAAGCTTTGCCAGGGAAGACTTCCCTGATACTAAGTTAAAAAGTTCACTTGTGTCTTTTGCTGAAAAAGACGTTCTTGACATTGCCATACTTTTTCTTCTCCTTTTCTTTTTAAGATTCACCACCACGAAGGGCCTTTAACTGCGCCAACTCTTTAGCACGATTGGCACCTTCTTTTGTCACGGCATCTTCATTGCTTCCGGAAGGTGCACTTCCTGCACCCTTTAACAGATCATTCAGGCCAGCTATGCTTTCCTTGATTTCATCTTCAGTATTGCCTGAAATGTACTTCCAGGCATCCGGCTTAAGATGGGCACCCAA